TTTAGGATCGAATCGTCCTACTGAATGTGCTGCTGGGTTGTTTAAAACATCCTCAAATCTTTTAACTACCTTCTTGCTATATGCCATTACGCCAAATATTCTTTAATCTGTCCAACAGTTCTTAAGTCGTCAGCATCTCCATCTGGAATTTCTATATCAAAGTTCTGTTCAAATTCCATTATAAGTTCTACAGTGTGCAATGAGTCTGCACCTAAGTCTTCTATAAGGTCTTTTTCATCAGTAACATCTTCTACTTCTAAATCTAAATGATCTGCTATAATTTGTTCTACTGTTTTCATAGTACTCCTATCCCTCTGAGTATTGGTGCGAATTCGATATCGAACCAAGGTGTTAAATTAAGTAATAAGATGATACCATTTATAATAACTATCTTGATACCTAATATGATTAATATTACATAAAGTATACATTTCAACAAACCGTGTTCTTTGTAAACTCCGGCAATCTTCTTTGCAATGGGCCATTCCCATTTTCCGTT